TAAATCACTACCTACTTCTAGGTTAGATTAGAATGGTAATTCTTCGTCTGAATCATCATTTATTTGTGGGTCAACATAAACTTCCGTTTTTGCTTTTGAACCACCGAATGATTCTTCACTTACTGTTGAATCCCCATAAGTGTATTTGCCCAACTCAGTGTCCCATTTAGGAGTTTCACCACGAGCGATAGCTTCAAGATACTCTACAGGTTTTTTAGCATAAACATCTTTCCATGTTAATTCATCTTTAACCCAAGAATTCTTAGTTGCTTCGTCCTCATGTAATGGTGCTGGGTCATCATACATAATTGTTTGAATCACAGTGTATTCTTTCCCTTTTGGAGTTTTCGCTTTCGTCAACTCAAGGATTAAGTCTCTACCTTTTTCTGCGTCGGTGATATCACCTTTGTTTCTCCAAATTGGAATGATTTTGTCTAAGATACCTTCATTCTTATAGTTGTGTTTAAAACGCCAGAATTTAGGTCCGTCTTGTTCGTTATCACGGTCGATAACTTTTACGATGTAGAACTTACGAGATTTATACTCGTTTGCTAATTTCTTATCACCCTCAATTAATAATTCTTCATAGACTTCATTAAGAGGTGAACGTTCATTGTCCATTTCAGGGTCGTATAATTTAATATACTTACCATCAATTAAGATTTCATGAAATGATGCTTCTTTAAAAGGTGAGGAACCATCTTCTGTTGGAAGAATTCTAAGTCTTTTTTGACCTTGTTTTTCATTATCACCTAAGATTGCTGCGAAATACTTTTTCATTCTTTCGTCTTGTGATAATTTGTTGTTGTTACTTGAGTAACCACTTTGTTGTGCCTTCTCGTACTGAGCTAACACCGCATCTAAACTGTTTGTCGCCATAAAATTTAAGTTATTATTTGTTTATCTAATTATAAGCCCGCCTTATTGTATTGTCAAATTCTGAGGAAAAAAAAACTTGTCTTATGGACAAGTTTTTACCTCATTAATAAATATTAGTATTTTAATTTAAATACGTCATCTTGTTCACCATCTTTGTTAAAATCAGTGAATGTTTTTTGCATTTCTTTCGGTGAAAAATCCGTAACATCATCTTTAGTTAAAATGTACTCGTCTCTACCTAATTTTTCAAAATCATCTTCTTTATCCTCAAAGTATTGTGATAATTTTTGATTAAATGGTCCTGAATCTAATGTTCTTAATTCTAACTTTTCTTCAGGTGATTTGTTTCTATATTTTTCAACTTTAGCTTCTAATGAATTTAATTGGTTAACAATATTATCCATTTCACCTAATTTACTTTCTAAATTTTCTAAGTGTGAAAATAATTGTTGGAAATACTCTTCTTGTTTTTCCTCAACATTTTTTTGACTCTTTACTAAATCAGTAATTTCAATCTCTTCTTTTTTCTCACCACCTTCTTTATCTTCATCACCAACTTTTTCAACATCAGGGTCGTTTTCAATATCCACAGGTTGTGGTACTTCACCCGCAGGTGGTGCCGGTGGTGTTCCCGCAGCTAATGGGTCAGCCGGTGGGGCCCCCGCAGCCAATGGGTCCGCAGGTGGTACACCCGCAGCTAATGGGTCAGCCGGTGGGGCTCCCGCTGCTAATGGGTCTTCTACCGGTGGTGGGGGTAATTCTTGTTCATTAATATATCTATTAATCGAATTAAATCTAGTTATTTCTTCTAAAATTTTTTTATCAACACTCATATTGTTATCCGTTTAATAATTGTTTAATCCCATTATGTGTTTCCACCTGTATTTTTTTATTTGTTGACATTGTATTATCAACTCTTTCAATTAGACCATCTTTCATTCTAATTGTATAACAATCACCCGTTTCCATATCACACACTTGTTTGAAACCGTTTCCTGCATCTTTCTCTGTGTATTTGGTATTCTTACCCAAATAACTATCTAATATTAATTTCGTGTTCATAATCGTTTTTATTTATAAATATCTTTATATTATAAAATAATTAATAACTATATTGATAACGACTTAAATAAACTAATTGATGTTTCAGTCTTAGATTCCATATTACTTAATTGAGTTTTATCCATTTGAGTATATACTGTTTCAGGTATATCATTTTCAGAATTTAAAATTATAAACTTAGTTATTTCTTCCTTACTAATATCTTTAATTGTTACCGTTCTATTTTTATATCGTTCTATTAAAAAATCAATATTACTATCAATGTTATTGAAAGCCATGAATGGGGTTGAATTACCATTAATTTGTTTACAGAAAAACTTTGTTGTTGGTGTTGTAGACCATTTACCTGTTAATTTAACATTAGTAAAATTACTTTCATACGATTTAAATGATGTCCCTTCAAACGAAGATAAATAAATTGACGTAAAAATTACATATTGTAATTTAACATCACCACTAAGATTTTTATTCGCTAATCTCGATAATACTTTAGTATGAACTTCTTTTGGTGTTAAAGTTATTTGAGCTGGACTATCAACCGGTGTGTATTTTTTATAATCCGTATATAATATTTCTTTACAAGAATCTGATTCATCAATTTTATTTTGTGTTGTTAACATCATTTGTGTTTCAGTTTGTAACGATTGATTAGTTTTATCAATACTTGTTGAAGTATTTAATGTTTGTTTTTGAACATCAATAATTGATTTCAACAAACTTGTTTTTAATGTTTGTATAAAATCATCTATTTTTAAAACCGATGCCGTTGGTTGTCTAATACCTTCAACTGTAGTTTCAAAAACACCAGGTCCTATAACATGGTTAACTTGTGTTATCATGTAAGGTCCGTGAAACATAGGAACATATCTCAAATTAAAATACATTGTTGGTTGTATTAATGCGTTACCCATCATTGAGACAGTACAAGTGTAACTTCTGTTTTTATAGATATTATATAACGAAATACTTTGCGTTGCAGTATTTTTACCTGAACTAATGTTCGCCATCATATTCTCAACCTCAAGCGATTCTGCGGTTGCAGTTCCTGACTCTTGACCAACACTAAAATTAAAAAATATTGATTGATTTTCAGGACCAATATCAACGTTAAATCCAACAACTCTATTTGATTTGTCCCAATCTTCCTTATTTTTTTGGTCCTCCAATAATGGATTGTCAGACGATTTAGTAATATCAAAAGAATCGTCTCTAAATTTAAAATCAACATTCTTAATTGCCAAATATTCACTTGATTTACCGGCATAAGTACAAACCATTTTCGCTGAAGATTGTCTAACATCAACGTTTAAAAAAGTTCCAAATAATGTATTAGCAAATTCTAACGTACCTTCAAGTTTAGGTGTTGGTTTTTTCACAACTTCCTGAACATTATAGAAATTAACATATGATGGTAAATTCATTACAACAAAATTATTTTCAATCAAAATTGATTCAACAAATGATAACATATCAACATTAGGTTCCGAAGCAAATAAACCATCAAGTCTATTTTTTAATTTATAAATGTCAACCAATATCTTATCACCTATATTTCTTGACGCTCTATCTAATAACAACACATCTTCAAATAATGTTTTATTATTATATTCGTAACCAGCTATCCATTTATCATTAATTGATTTAAAACATTCCCAATGTTCTAATTTACCAATAGTATCAGTTAATTTAGAATTAGTCATCTTTTCAGGTGTTTCAGTTACTGACGGTAACGTAACCTGTAATCGTAACATTAAATTATTAATTGCTTTATCTTGAAATCGACTTAGACTATCTATGTAATCATCGACCAACGATTTAAAGTTTTCCATATTAAAATTAGATTGGAATGGAACTTCCAATTTCAACCCTTTAGGTCTTATATAAGTTGTTAATATTGGATTATCCTGTAAACCAAAAGGACCATAATAATCTAAAATAGTTTCCTCAAATAAATCGTCCTCACTATTAAATAACATTAAAGATGATTGACCAGCAAACAAAACAGTTTTATTAGTATCATACAATACAGGTGTTAACCTATTATTACTTGTTGGTAATAACTCAATAGTATTACCATCCGTTAAAACCGCATATGAATTAGTATTTGGTTCATTTGAAGGTATTATAGCACTATCAACATAATCCTGTAGTTTTTGTGTCGCATAGATTTTAATAATTGGTGTATATGTTTGAATGTTTTCAACTGTAAATGCCACATTCATATCCACAAAGAAATCGGTAATATACGAACCATTATTTGAATATTTTAATTTATCAATTTCAGAAAACCCAACATAAGTTTCTAACGTTTTCCATTCATTAGGATAGTTAGACTTTGAATCTGATAATGTCACACTACCCCCATTAGTTGGTAATGCGTTTGGTGTTTCAGATTGATATTTGGTCCATTGATATGGGTCAGTTAACTGATAATTTGAAAAACTCAAAAACAACTTTCTATCATAGTTACCAGGGTTACCATATTTCACATACATTGATGTATCAATAAATTTATTTAAATATTGATTAACATTACTTAACTGTTTTTCTTGTACTTTATTAACAATTTCATTTGATGTATTACCGGTTTGTTTTGGTATCTTCATCATATCCACCATTAATTTTTGGAAATTTAAACCATAATCAACTTCTTCATTAATATCATACATTGATTTACTAAAATTCAAAAATTTCTCTTCAAATAAATCTAAAATTTCACTTTCAAAAACAGAAAACAACTCACTAATATCCGCATATTTGGTAATATCACCCTTGATACCAAAATTTTCCTGTATTAATTTTTCATCAGAATTGTCAGGTTTCCCAACCTTCATTTCTTTCAAATATTCTTTAGGGTTATTTTTAAAAACTTTACCATTATCAAAATAACCATAAGTTGGTAACGCCCAAAAATTTCTAACTGAACCGTTATATAACGAAGTATTACCTGATAATTCAATATTCATTGTATTACCACTAAAACATTCATAGTACGCTTGATTTAAGACACTACCCATTGACGGGAATGGATATATAAAATTACTATCAACCGTTTCCACATAAACACTCCAAGGTATTACTTTTAAATCCCTATTAGGGTCTTTACTATCAAAACCTTTCTGACCTCTAATTAATGTTTCAGGAACATATTTTAACGATACTTTAAAATTATCAATCCCTTCTTGAAGGTCTGTATTAGTGTACCCCGAAAACACCTCGAACCCTTGATAAAATACGTTAAAATCATTAATTAGTTTAGGGTAAAAACCTGTATTTATCAACGTCGAAGTGTCAGTTCCAAACGTTGAGTTTTTTTGTAAAATAATATCAATAACACCCCCATCAACAGTTAAAGTATAGTTCTTAGTTGTTGCACTTGTTACAGGGTCAAAATTAGTTACATAATCGAAGTTCTTCCAAACATCATCTAAAATATCAATATCGTCATTCACATATTTTTTGTAACGATGCCATATAGAACCTAACTTAACTATAAGTGGGTATGGTAACTTATGTGTTGCACCAAATTTTTTAAGTGTTGCGAACACATAATCCAATTCAGTATTAAAACCTGAATCATAAACTTTATATTTTTCACGTAGAGTTGTTATAGGTAAACTATTCAAAAATAAATAAGCTGCCGAAACAAATGGGTGTGTATTAAATTCCCTAAATTTAGCAACACCATCTTGTATCGCATTAACAAAATAAGGTGTGTTTAACATTGATATTGTCTGATTACTTGATACTCCACCACTATAATTCACATAATCTAAATTACCTTCAGTAATTAATTGATTATTCGGTGTTCTTATATCATAAAACGATTTTAATAACCCTGAATAATCCTCCGGTGTCGGAACTGTAATATCACCTTTATAAACAAAATTAGTTATCGGAATAATATCGCTATTTAAACTAAAATTTGTTAGAGTCTTTAATTTTTTGTCGAATGATATTGTTTTAGTAGTATTGTACACTTCAATAGCTCGACTAATATTTTTCCCACCAGGTAATTGATTTTTAATCCAAGAAATATCATTAAACGGGTATAAATCTAACAAATCAAAATTATTTGTTTTAGAATCACCTGTTAACACTTCAATAAAACCGTCCTCATTATCTAAACTAACAACAGGTCTCACTAATGGGTTTTGAATTACTAACTCATCTAAAAATAAGAATTTATTACTATTGTTTAATTCTTTTATGTATGGGGTGTTATAAATTCCTCGAATATAATTTTGCCAACTAACCCCAACCCCTTGGTTTGAAATGTGTCTCAACACATTAACAAAGTTATTTGATGAAAATGCGTAATCAACTAATTTTTTAATTAAAAACGGATTATCATTTGATAGACTTTCTTTAATGTTTATTACCTCACTTTGTGCAACTATACTAGCAACAATATCTGTTACTTCAGGTGTTGTTGAACACCTGTTTAATCGTGAAGTTGTTGAAAGAAACAATAGTCTTTCAAAGATTTCATAAAAATATTTAACCTCCTCCTTATTTTGAAACACTTGGTTTGAAATGGGGAATTCAATTGGGTTTAATGTAATTCTTTTTACATCAAGAATTTCATTAGATACCGGTTGTTTAAAATCATCACTTTTACCTCTATCTGTAAATCCTTTAATAAATTCCTCAACAAATTCAACTTCAGGCCATCTTGTATAATCATAACCTTTTGTTAATTGAATTATCTTACTCTCACCCGGATACTTAGGTTCAAACTTTTCATGACCATCTTCACCTGTCGTCGATACTAAAAATGTCGGCCAAGGATAAACGGGTACTGTCTCATTAACACCAGGAGTAATTGCGTCAGGATTCGCATTAGAAACTGAATTATTAAAAATAGCATTTTTTCTTATCTTATCATCCCTAACTTCCCAAGCTTTTTTATGTGTCTCATCTAATAATCGTATAAAGGCTTCACCACTCGCGAAAATAACCGCTAACACATTTCTAATTGTTGGGACAAATCCAATCCCATTATCACCACTTTTTAATAAATCAAATAACGAATTTGTTAAATCATCTTCAATTTGTTTTCTAAATTTTTTAAGTTGATTTTCTATATCATCTAATTTATCTGTAAAACTAAGTTTTCCTTCATAATAAAAATATTCATTAACAGGAACTCGTTCACCATCTTTTAAAGTATATGTCGTTGATAACTCATTCTTTAAAACACCTTTATTAATTAATTCACTCTTAAATTTTAATAACTCGTCTTCAGTTGGTTGTATTTTTACATTTTTAGTTAAAAAATAGGTTTGTTCTAAATCGACCTCATCACTCGTAAATTCGGCATTAAATTTAAAATCACTAACATTTATATTTATTGCGGATTCCTTAGTCTTGTTATTAACAGTATATTTACCGTTAGAACCTAAAGTTTTATTATCGTTTAATTTTTTAACCGCAGTTTTAATTATCTTATCTAATTCAAGTTTAGCATTTTCTCTTTCAGATAATGTTTTAATTTCAGGTTTAAATGTGTAAACTTTTTTAGGGTCATATTGTTTACCTTTACCAATAGGTAATTGATTTAACGCATTTTCGGCCGATGCAGGTAATAAAGATTTAATATTACCAAAATTAGGATTATCTAAAACCAAATAATTTTTCATATCCATATATTTCTCAAACCAAGAAACTGATTGTGAAATATAAACTTGTTTACGTAATTCTAACAAAGTACTTTCGTATTCCGAAATATCATTTAAAGGTGTTAAATTTTGTTTTGTAAAATTGTCTAAAACATTTTTAACAAAATTTTCAATATTATATCGTAATCTAGCAATAGTTAGTTCAGGAAAGTTTTCCGGTATAATACCCTTAGATTTATATTCCGCATAAACTTCTTTTATTTTTTCATAACCCTTATAAGCATTTTGATTACTAACCTCAACAATATTAGATGGGGTCCCAAGTCTGTTATTTAATGAAAACTTTGATTGATACATATAAGGTGTCGCTAACAAATAACCCATAGACACCTCAGCAATAACACTAAATTGGTATGTATGGAATATTAAATCAACAATAAAATTACCACTTGAATATTCATATCGAGCGTTAAATGACCTAAGCATTAATTTATATTTAACACCCTTACCGTAAAACCCTTTTAATGTTAATTCAAACATCGGGTACGGCATATTAAAAAAGGCTGCGTAAGGTGAACTATTACCCGCTTCAAATAAAGCACGACCTTTCACATCCTCAAGTTTAATATCAAAGGTCGGCATAAAATCCAAACCTTGTCTAATATTAATTGACGTTATACCTAATAAACCATTATCTGTTGCTTTATCCTCACCGTTTGAACGGACGTTTTGTCTATAATAAACATCATCAGGATTTTTAACATTTACAACTTTGGTTTTATTAGGTTGATTTATACCTTGACCTTGTAAACTACCTTTACCCGTAATTTCATCAACATATTTATTATTTAAATATGTTTCACCACCCGGACTTAAAAAATTAATAGATGCTATTGATATTGTTTGGATACTGTCGTTAGCCGCAACCCCCAAGGCCATTTTAGTCCTTGGAAATACTTGACAAGTAAGATTAGCATACATAACTAAATCTTCCTGTTTAACATATCTATCACTAACAACACCATTATCATCAATAACTCTATTCGGGTCAACAATTACTATGTTATTACTGTCAAAGTCTACTAATATATTTTCTGTTTTACCTACCATAATAAAAGAAATGATTTTCTAATTGATTGTTATAATCTTGTAATGAACCTATTAAAGGAAATGGAATTGTCAAGATAGCACCGTCATTTATATACCATTCTTGTCCCCCATATTTAGGATTTGCCATCATAATTAACCAACCAAAGTATGGTGTTCCATAATATTGTTGTGAAATTTTATCCAATCGAGACTGTCCAACCTTATAAATGTATCTTTTATCAGAACTTTTACTAGGTAAATTAACATAAGGAACAACAGTTTGTTGTCCATTAATCACAAAATTATTATATCTGTTATAATATTTACCACCCATATTAATTAAGTTTTATTTTACCATCAAATGTTTCGAAGTTATTTATTTTTGATTCGTCCCCTTTATATAACTTAGTTAAATCAGATTCTTTTTGAGCTTGTTGAGGGTCAGCTTCAGTTGTAAAATTAATTATTCTCGGTTTTCCTTTTTTATATAACACCTCATCTAAACCGTTAATGTATTTTTGATATTCTGATTTTTTCTTAAATTTCTCAAAACTTTTAGCTTCATTTTTTAATTCATCTTTATACAAACCAACCAAATCATCCACAATGTTCTCAAACACTCTACTTAATTTTTTAGGTTTTTTCACATCTTTAATATTTGGTGTGATGATTTTATTAATAAAATCTTGAACTTTGTTTTTATCTTCAAAAATTCTACCAACAATCATATAAAACCTTTTATTTTCTTCACTTTTAAAATCTTCTTTAGATGGATAATCAAAATTTGTTTCATCCACTTTATCAGGTATTATCTTATAAACCCCATCAGATGTGGTTAATAAAGAGTAATAATCATATTGAGCATTATAAAAATATGTGTAATCAGTTTCTAAATCTGTAAAACCTTCACCATCTAACAAATTATATATTTTCAAACTACCATTTTCTAAAATTTTACCATCAGTTTTTGTGTTAACAAAATTTAATTTTCTTAGTGTTTGTACAAACTCTTGTAATGGTATTCCAATCTTTGAATTTACAATTGTTGCAATATCACTTGATATTGTACCTTTTAAACTTTTAACGTATTTAGTTAAATTAACTTTAATAATATTAATTGTTGTATCACTTGATTCACCGTTAAACTTTTCTTCATCTAATGCAACTAAAATAGGATTACTACCATTATTAATATCTTCAAGGACCATATTAAATAATTTATCAATATTTTCTTGATAAACAGGTTTTCCTAACACATTAATAAGATAATCCGTATTTGAGAAATACAGATTACCTTTAAAGAAATTCCTAACACTACAAACCGTAGATAACATACCATAATTAGTTTTCGCACGTATCTCATCCATAGAGTTGAATGTGTTTGTGAAATAAGTTTTAGAATCATCATACAACTTATCCATAATCTTCATATAACTCATTTCACCCGTCTCACCACTTGGTGTTAAAGGTGTTGTAGTTTTAATTTCACCAATAGTTGACCCATCATCATTAGAATTAGTTTCTGATATATTATCAACCGAACTAACAGGCGGTTGTTTAGATATAATAGCATCAACAACCATTTTATCTAATGCTGATGTATCTTCAGTCCAAGTTGCTCGTTCATCATATATTTCAGTATTAGCATAATAATTAAATGACAATGCGTTTTGTAATTGGTCAACAGGTTCTTTTAATCCCATTCCACCTATTATTTTAAAACTAAGACTTACGTTAGCAATCATTGGTTGGACCCCAATACCTTCAGGGTTCATATCTAAAACTAACGGGTCATAAGTAAACGAAACATTATCAGGTATAATTTTTGTATTATAAAAATCACCAATTCTAAGTACTAACACCGGTGGAGCACCAAATGAAGTATTAACCGCATCCAAACTTTTAACTTTATTATCACTGATAACGGGTATAGTTTCACCAGGTCTTACACATTGATTTAAGAACGTTAAACGTGAATTTAAACCTTCAGGTGTCATTGAATGGAACGTCGGATTAAAGTATTTAATTTTTTCTTTTATTGAATCGTATAACATTGGTGAATTTTCTTTAATCACTTGAAAATAATCACATTCACTTAATAAGTTTCTTAATATCTTTTTCGAGACACCTTCTTTAATTTTTTTAACAATACTAACTTGTGGTTCAGGTTTTTTAACAGGTATTGTTTGTGTATTACCAGCTGTTGATGTAACATCGACAGGTCGTGCAGTTGTTGTTGTAGTTGTAGTTTGATTAGGTGTTACAGTAATTGATTTAACTTTAACTCGTCGACAAGCCATTGCCGTTGTCGAATATATTTGAGCGATATTTTTATTTTGAGTATTACTAGGTACACCAGGTTTACTTGGGACTTGGTTATCACGACAATTAACATCAGTACCTGTTCCTGAATCAGTTGTTGTTCCCGTAGTACCATTTGCCCCCGTTTCAATATTTGTTTTTGGTATTACTATCTCTTCACCATTACCTGTTTCATTAACAATTTTAATTAATTCTTTATCAAAGAATTCACCTAAATTTTTAGTACCAATTGTTTTTGTTTTTAAAAATGTTTTAATCGAATCAATACGTCTATCCGATAATTTTTTATTGTAACCAACAGACGCAACCGCAGAAGCTGAACCTTCCATAGTTATTGTTATAGTACCTAACCCTTTTGATAATATATCATAAGCATCAGTAATAAAATTCTTTTCACCTTCAGCGATTTTTTTATAGTTACCTTTAACAACACTTTCAAAGAAATCAGAAACATTTATGTTTACATCATCACTCTTAAAAACACTATTAGCATTTTTCTTATATTTTTCAATATTACTTGCACTTGTGTATGTACCGTAAATGTCGTCATATTTTGCCGATGTTGTTGTGTCGGGGTTTTTACCCGGTATATCATTTTCGAAATAAAAAGCAAAATCTAAATAATTGTTCTCAAAATCTTTAATTGAACTGTCGGGTTCTGTTTGTGTTTGTTGATTATTATTACTTACATCAGCCGCCGCGGTCCCTGAATTATCTGAAGGTGCTTTTGGTATTTCTTTATTAATTTGAGATAATGTCTCAACATCAGTTAATCTTGGATTACTTAAAATTTCTTGATAAGTGTACAAATCGTTAACACTTAAAGTATTAAATTTTATAGCTAACTCATATATATCATATTTTACACATCCCGCAAAAAACGAATCAATAATTGATTCTATTCTTTCTTTAGATGCACCTTTCAATTGTTTTTCAACAATAGTATTCATAACTGAAGGATGGTCAACTATTATTTTCCAACTTAATGAACCGGTTCTACTAGTACTTTTGTAAGTATATATCGGTTCAGGTCGACCTAAGAAAACCGCCTGACCCCATTCAGCCTGACTAGTATCATTAAACGTTAAACCATACGGAGGGAACCACATAATTCTACCCCCATTAGGTCCTCGTTCACACACAGGTAAATCATCATAAGTATAACCAGGTTTACTTGATGTTCTCCAAGCTAAATTCTCAATTGAGAACATATATTTTTTTACGTGACCTCCTTTACCGTTAGAATTATCAGGTATGATATTTGTTGAATCAACCCCTTTTAATGGTGCTATGTTAAGATTATAAGTATTATCTAAAACAGAGTATGTAAAACGTCTCCCTGACGTTGTTATACCATCTGTTTTTTGTAAATCAGCATATGTGTAATAAGGGGTGTCTTTAGTAAATACACGACAATATTCCATACCTTTCTGAGAACCATCAGTATTATCTTTATAAGATAAAACCATAGAACCTTTGGTCATTTCTTTATAACCATCATTAAACACCTTACTTACTTGATTAATTGCATTACCAACATGTTTTAATCTATTGATTCCTGATACATTATCTGCTGAATCAATTAATCGTTGAGTATTATCTAAAATAGAATTTTCTTTAAAATCAATTGAAGTTGATTCGGCTTTTTGATAATTACTTGATATCTCATTAAATTGTTCGTCTCTCGAACCCACACCACCACCCGGTACTGCTTTATATCCAGCGTTTGATTTATACTTTGGTGAAACCCATACCAAACCACCATCAATACCCCCACCATCGGTCATTGATTTACCGGCAAAACCAAAATTTAAATTATTTTGATTACCTTCAAATAAAATACCAATTTCTGACGGTCCATAAACAGGTGTTTCAACTTGTTCACCGTAAGGGTTTACGGGTATAGCCTCGGAAGGTGAAGTTATAGTACTTGGTTCTGAATTAGTACTACCAACATAATAACCACCTGATAATGTACCATTTGGATTAATAAGACTAGCAGCCAAATTCACCACCGCTTGGGCAACACCTAAAATACCACCAAAGTCTTTTTTATAACCCGGTTGATATCTATTTAATTCTAAATTATTAAATAATACAGACCTTTGTCCGTTACCTGTATTCGCTAAAAATACTTGTGATGGATTTCTTTTTATATTTAAAATAGGTCCTAAAAAACCACCTGTTAATTGATTAGTGACATTTAAAGCTGTTGATGTTTGTTGTGTTTCAAGACCACCTTTAGTATTTTCATCAAAATAATCACCGGGTATAAATGACACCGGCCAATAAGCACCCGCAATTCTTGTCGCAAAATCAACCGCCTGTACCACAGGTGATTCAGGTACTGTAATCCTCCAATTACGATAGATTAATGGTTCTTGTCCTGATGCTAATAAACTAGCCTCAAAAGGGTCCGATAACGATTGTAAATTAACTAAACCAACACTATTTTGATATATCTCAAAATTTATTCTTTCTTGAAATAAAAAGTTCAATTGTTTAGCACCAATTTTCGCCAAATAAGAATCATTCGATAATTTACCATCACTACCTGTTGGGTCATTTGATATTAAAATTTCATAAGGAGAATATAATGACGATATATAAGTTGCCGGAGTAACCGTATTATCGTAAACATATGGTAAAAATAATTTATTATTATTCTGTATATCCCCAATATTAACACTATACTGATAATTTCCTGTTATCGGAATAAATTTATTCTGAATTAATGGTGAGGTTGGTAAAATATTTAAATATAACCCACCACTATTTAATATAGGACTTTGAAGTGGGGAATAAGGACCTTGATTAGGAATCACAGGTAATAAAGGACCATTAAACCCAATTGTTTTGTCGTAACCCCCATCAGGACCATATTGATTTAACGGATATAAATTATCCGCATAAGGGTCATTAGCAATTAAATCATTTGGTGAATCAACAACTGGTGATTGATTTAAAATTATTTCATAATTTAATGGACCTGCAGGTGGTGTATATACACCTGTCACACTATATGTTGACAAATTTTTTGCCATTAAAACATCTCTAAATGAAGATGATGAAGCAAATGATAATGTACTATTCGGCATTACTTATTTCTTTTATATTATAAATAGAATGTTTTTTATTTTCTTCCCATATATCCTTTAGCACCGTCATTAGTTTTTGCCGCATGAATTGAGTTAATTACCGCAGTACGAACCGCAGGGTCTTTTAATGCAATTTCTAATTGTTTTGTATCAATACCTGAAGGTGCTTTTATATCTAAGGTTAATGTTATATCACCCGTAACATTTGTCTTACTTTGAACATCCAATATTTTATTTAATTGTTCCTGACTTATACCACTTTTTGTTGATATATCTTTCATAATATCTTTAGATGTTGATGGGTTAATTTTATCTAACGTTGGTGTTGATGGGTTAGTTAATGTTACTTTTTTATCCTCATCCTTAACTAAATCAATATTTATTTTTTCAACTTTTCCGGCGTATTCCACAAATTTATCTAACACCGTAACAACGGCTTTCGCATATTCATTTTTACCACCCATTATTTTTTGAGTTTCCTCAGTACCATATTTTTTCACATCTTCATAAACAGTGTCAAGACCTTTTTTTGTATTATCAACCGCATCACTAAAAGCCTTAGCAACATCGGTCATAGAACCTTCACCTGTCGCTAATTTCGCTAAAGCATCGGTTATTCCACCAACATTTTTATCAAACCCATCACGTATTGAACTTATGTTTAATGCTTTATCAAAAGTATTTGCAACCCCTTGGACTAAAGAACTTTCAGCATCTAATAATTTTTCAGTAGTTTTACTTGACGCAATCGCTTTACCCGTTTTTCCTCTCAAGGCATTTAATGAGTTGTCCATATTTTTTTGGTATGTGTTAGATTCTTTTAATAAATCCTCAGTTGTTTTGGGTTTGTTAGCTTCAAGTAATTCATTTAATTTCTCTTTATCACCACCAATATCTTGTAAGACTTTATTCAAGTCTTGCATTTTACCATTAACATTAATTTTAACAACACCATCTTCCATTTGTGAAACATTAAGTAATGTTTGTCTATCCTCATCACTAATACCTAAATTACTTGGGAAACTGATTTTTTTCATTTTTTCATCAGCTTCACGAGCAGCCTTAGACATTTTAGCTAACTCACCTGTACTAATACCCATTTCATTAGCCAATTGTTTCATTTTTCGAATACTACCAGGTGCAATTCTAACATTACCTTTTTCATCAAGTTCAGTTAATGATTTACCCATTTCACCAATAGATTTGGTAAATTGTTCTGGGTCATTCATTGACATATTCATTAATTTAAGTGGGTCTAATAACTCACTTTGAGTAACACCTAATCTTTGGAAAGCCGACGCCATTTTAATAGCACCATCAGGGTCAAACGCTTTATCAACAACACCCATAATTGTACCCATATCAACACGTAAAGTCGCACTTGTCGCCGCCATCTTAGCTAATCCTTCAATACCCCCTTGGAAATTGTGTTCGTCCATTTTAGACAAGTTATTGAGTACAGTATCTGAAACACCTTTTAAACTTACACCCATAGAACGAGCAACGTTAAAAACTTTGTTCATTTCAGAATTAACATTCTTTAAGTTATAACCCGCATCAACAAATCCTTTAATTAATGAACTTACATTTGTTTGAGCTAAAAGTGAAGTGGCTGATAAATCTTTTTGAAATTCAGTATTAACTAATATGTTCCTACCTGTTGCCTCAATGAGACCTTTGTGCATCTCTTCAATATCTTCAACAGTACCCCCAACTTTTGCAACTTCAGAATACGCATCAGTCATAGCCTTTTTAATCCCTTCGGCAGACTCACGACCAACACCCATTTGTACGGCAATACGAGAATAAGACTCTTCGGTCTGTCTTACTTCTTTCATAATACCGGACATGGTACTATTACTTTCTACAATTTGTTTAACATCACTAACTTTTCCTTTTAATCCTTCGGATACACCACCAACTGATTCATTTTCATCACCCATAATAAATGTCCTTTATAAA